ACTTTCTCCTCTGATACTTTTGGGGCTATAAGCATATAGTCATCAAAAATACAAGCAGGATCTTCTTTTAACTTCTTTGTCGTACAACTACAGAGAAAAACAAAAGGTAATAAAGTCAATTTCATTTATATTAGAGTTTCTATTTGATCTTTTTGTATAATACATTAAACGTAATTTCTTCCATGCTTACTTGTATCAGAGTTCCCCCTCGTACTACCCTACTTAGCTGATACTACAATGTATTCGTGATGCTCTTTGTAATTGTGAGCGTAATCAATGCAATCTTTAAACTCACCATGATAATCAATAAATGAAGCATCAACAACAAAGAACTTACCTTCTGGAAGCGGATACTTCTCTGCACCTTTGGCTAGATGAGTAGAAGAGATTCTCCAACCATTACCATCACGTTTGACAAGGCTCTTGAACCGCATCATTTCTGAAGGATGATCATCCTCATTGAAATTGCTCAACATCTTTTCTAATTGAAACTTGGTGAGAGAGACACATGCTTCGACCTTTTCTGGATAAACAATCTTTTCTTCTGTGATTGTTTTGACTTCAGGGCTTCTAAAGCAACTCCAAGTTGCCAGCGCCCAAAGCGGTAGTGTTGTAGTTAAGAATAATTTAGTTTTCATTTTTCTGGATATACTTTTTTCTCCGAACCATCCGAAGAGACTGCGATAACTTTACCCTGACATTGGTAAGCATTTTGTTTAGCCATGTCAAGACAATTAATACTAGGATTTGCTCTCTCTAATTCTAGAGAGTATCCTCCCATCCAATCTCCTTTACGATTGTAGACTTCGTACTTTACTACCTCGCTCATCATGCTTCAAGTTTAATGTCGATCTTTGCTGCTTCTCCAGCAGGAGCTTCACTGCTAGTAATTACTGCATTGGGAGTCGAGTCCACAGTAACATTGAGCTTCTCCAACCAAACCCTTGATACAGGAATTGCTTGCTTATGACCAAACAGGTCATTGAGTTGCTCTAGGTTGATGTTCACAAATGATGTGCCACCTTTGGGTCTTCCACGTTTTGCCATTTTTTTTGTTTAGTTTTATGTTGAGATTAGTATCCGCATTTTGAAACAACTGCTCTAGCCTCTCTAGAGAGAACCTCAAGCGAGTCGTCATAGTCTAGGACTTCCGCATCTTTGAGTGCTCGCTCTAAGCCGCCAATAAGTCCCCACAAGTCATCCGCTTGGATCTTGCTTCCATTGACAGAAATGTCAACCTGAGAAAAGTCAAAGTCTTGTTCGTTGTCCATGCCCGTATGATAGTTGGTTTTTGATTGAGGTCAAGTTTTTTTTCATTAAATTGTTTGAGCAAATTTCATGCCCCGTCGAGTCAGTTTTCTCTTGACATCTATTTCCATTAGATTCTTCCTAAGCAAAATCTGCTCGTAGTCTCTCTGGATAGCTTGCTTCTGGTATCCAGTGACAGAGGCGAGGCCATTCAGTGTCATCGCGCCCCTGTCTCGCAGAGTCTTCACGATCTGAATCTCAGAATTGGATAGCCCCATTGGGTTTACCCCCATGGCCTTGCAAAATTCAGACCATACAGTCTTAGTGAAAACTTTCAACTTGGTTGCGGAAGCATATGTCTGAGCATCTTGAGCTTTGACTACAGCATCCCTTGGGTTGCCCCTCAATACAGAAACAATCTCCTTCTTTGTAGAATCATCGATCTTAACTTTTTTCTCCAAGTTAGATTCAAAGATTTCATACAACTCTTCCCCAGAATAATCTTCAAAAGAAATATCTCTTAGGCGGTCACGAAGTGGCTCACAAAGTTTCTCCTGATTAGTTGTAGCCATACAAAGAGAAAGTTTTCTAAAATCAAAAGTAAATGTACCTTCTTCTGTAGTCACAGTGCGAACTGGATTCTTGTCAACATTCAAAGCTGTCAAGAAAATTTCCTGCAAGTCTTTGGGAATATTGTGTCCCTCATCGATAAACAAGAAAGCACTATGTTCAACCCACAATGGATAAACCTGCTCAAAGAAAGCGCGAGCATTTCGGATTGTCTTACCATTGATCTCAAGCATGGGAGGACGAGTGCCATCTGGACGCTGGAGAGCTTCGCGGAATTTGCGAGCAAAGAAAGTCTTACCTCCGCCCTTCTGAGTGGTGAGGTTAATAAATGGCAAGCGGTTCGTTGCCTTATAAGAGTCAATGAACACACTCAAAGTGCGCTTGACTGACTCTTGCCCAATTGCTCCTTTGAATATCTTGTTGATTTCCATGCCCCAAGTATAGGCAGAAAATCATTTGGGTCAACACCTTTTTGATTAAAAAATCACTTTTTTTGTAACTCCTTGTGTTTCAGTACCCAAGGAATGACCAAATTTTCAACACACCGCACATAAGCTTCCTCATCGTTCATTTCCATGAAAGCTAACCCCGTCATCTCAAAAATCATGTGGGTAACTTCATGAACCAGTGTCCACCAATGCTGCTCTGGATCTTTCAGGCATTTTTTATTCAATTTAATTACCTTTTGGTCAAACAAACATTCTCCCCAGTGGTCCATTTCTTCGTAGATAATTTTTATTTTTACATTTAAAACATCAACGAAAGAAAGTCTCTTCATCTTAAATAATTACACTTCTAATTGACAAATCCCAAATCAAATAGAAAATATAGAGATGGAAGTTAAGGAAGAGTTAAATTTAATCAAGGAGGCCCAACAAATCGTAGCTGGTTTAGATTTGGAAAAGAAGAAGGTTTACGGAGATATTCTAAAAGAAATAAACCCTAGCCCCAAATTAGAGAGTATTTTGTGGGATTTTATCTACAATGGGGTTCAGTGTTACAAATACGATATCGAAAAAATATTAAAAAACAGAAAAAAATGGCTTGACTCAGGTGAATAATCGATTATCCTGAACTCGACATGAACATATTTGTTACCGATCAAGATCCGTACCAAGCAGCCAAAAATCTTTGCGACAAGCACGTTTCCAAGATGATTGTTGAAACTGCACAGATGCTAGCCAACTGCTTTACACTGGAAACCTTAGCTGAACCAGATTGCCCAAGAAGTCAGAAGGGTAATCCTAGAAAACATTCTTATGCGAAACACCCTTGCACAATATGGGCCACTAAAACCAAAACAAATATGATGTGGCTAATCCGTCATGGTATAGCAATGGCACGAGAAAAAAAATTCAGGACAGAAAAAGACCACTTCTCAGCACAATTTATTCAATGGTGTATGCTCAATATGCACAGATCAAATGTTCCTGCTGGACCCCTTACAGAATTTGCTGTAGCAATTAGTCAAGATCAAAAATGCAGGACTCATCCTCAGTTTGAAAATCTTTCTGTTGTCGAAAAGTACAGGGAGTACTATAATTATGACAAGTCCCGCTTTGCCAAGTGGACAAAAAGACAAGCTCCAAACTGGTATAAAGTAAAATGAAACTTTTTTTTGAAGAAATATTTATTTTTGTCGGGTCTATTGTTGTTGGAATACCACTTGGATTAATCGCGGGAATAGTTTGTTGGTTTAAATTCCCCTTCCAAGTTTATGTTCAAGCAAGAGCCAATCTAGCTTTACAAAGAATCAATAAAGCAAAAGAAAAATTAAAAGAGTATGAAGATATTGACATCTGGGAAAGACACGCTCAAAGAATGGAAGAAAAAAAATCTTATGATAACTAATAGTATAAAACAACAAGTAAGCAGTTGGAGGGGAAAATACGACTTCGACTGCCCCACTAAGTCTATTCTCATTAGAAAAGAGAGATATAAAATCAATGATGAAGTGCTTAGGTTATTAAATGTCAAAAGAGACCATGATGATAACTTAAGATTCCCATTTTATAATATTCACAACACTAATTATATTGCTGGTTATTATGAAGCGAAATTGAATAATCAAGGTGGCTTTAAAGGATTAAAAGCAGCTGCTCACGACTTTGTTTATCCAATATGCTTGCCAAAAGTAAAATTCGATCATGAAGATAAAGTTTTGCACTTGGTTGAAACTCCAGCACAAGTTGCTGAAAAAATGAGCAGAGGAGAAAATGCTATTGCATATTGCTATCAAAATAAAATTTCTGATAGGCTATTGCATTATATCATTTCTAATAAAGTTAAAGAAATAAAAGCACACGCCAAAATAAAAGACAGGCTTGAAAAGAAATTAAACAAAGCTGGATACTACGAATTCAAAATACTCTAATTTATTATGACAACAGAAGAACTACTGAAACTCCATGAAGAAACCTGCAATACTTGTAGGGAAATCATGAAGAAAAAGAACAGCGATTATACTGGTGGATCGACCTCTACTGATCCATTCGCCAACTTTAACGCATCGTCAATTCTTAACATCGATCCAGTGCAAGGATTGCTACTAAGAGTGATTGATAAGATTCAAAGGATTCGTTCATTCACTAATGACAATGAATTGAAAGTCCCCAACGAAACCGTTGAAGACGCTTGTGATGATATTGTCAACTATGCGATTTTGGCAAAGGCGATGCTCAAAGAAAAAAGAGCCTCAAAAGAGAACTAAAAACGATTAAAAATTCACACCTTCAAAAACCTACTCCTACGGGAGTGGGTTTTTTTGTGTAATATATTACATGCCTTCTGCAACTAGAGTTCACTCTCATGAAAGTCAAGTCTACATCGATAGCACTTTGATTAGGGGAGTTCAATCTTTCAGCTATGAGAATCCAAAGAATGTTCAAGAACTGAGAAAACTTGGGTCTTACAAACAAGAGGATTATATTTTAACCGCAGATCAACCCATTGATACATCTATTAGCTTCATTGTTAATGATCATGTTTTAGATACAAATGGTAACTACTTGAAGTTTTTAAGTTCTGATGAATCAACCATTCAACTCAAAGATGCTACTGCCAGAACCACTTTTTCAAAAGCAAACTTAACCAACTTCTCTCTGGACTTTAGCGTAGGAGAATTGGCTCGTGGTTCTTATGGATACCAGTGTGATTCTTTGTCAGTTAGTGAAGGTAACTCACTAATTGATTTAGATCTAGACTCTTCAAAAATAAATATTTTTAGACCACAAGATATTACATTAACCACCACCCTTGATGAAGGAATTAATTCTACAGACTTTCCTATTCAATCTATTTCTCTTTCTGTTGGAATAGAAAGAAGAGCTACAATTAGAGTTGGCCAAAGAGGAGCAAAAAGAAGATATCCAGTTTTACCAGCACAAGGATCTTTAAACATATCTGTAATCAAAAATAATGTAGATGACACAATGGATCTATCAAACTTGGTGGTAGAAAAAGGAAACTTTACATTTGTAATACCAGAAACTCCTTTGGGATCATCTTCTGAAAATCCAAATTTAAATATAAAAGTTTATAATTGTTTTTTAAATTCTGTGAGTCATTCTCACGATTTAGACGGAAATGCAACATTGGATTTTTCTTATACATTTCCGATTTCAAATGATGCCGTTGAATATTATTTTTCGTAAGCTTATTGCGCCCCCCTTATTTGGCCAAATCCCGCTTAAACTTGCGACTTTTTTGTGTATAGAATAATATGCCTAGACAAAAACAAGGAGAGATTCACTGCGACTTCAGTTTAACTTCTGGAGATTGGGTTAGTTACAGGGCAGAAGTCACTGGTTTTTATGGTACAAATGATGCCTCTGAACTGAATGATCATATTGTTCGTGAATTCAATAAAAAAATAAGAGACCTGAACATGCCAGAATCTCTTTATATTTCCCCTTATGATGCAGGACTACGCTACACGGGAGATGGTAGTGTTTTTGACGGTTAAGACTAAAAACCAAGTCTAAGTAATATTTTCCCATACATAGTATGGGAATTTTTCCTTGCCCAATCAAGGCTGTCAATTTGATTTATATATTTTAAAGACATTTTATTCCAAAGGTGCAAGATTATTAGATCTTTGGGTACTTCTGGGCAGATATTGTAAAATATTTTTTCTGTTTCATACCACATTGGTCTGTAAAAAAGCTCTGGCTTCAGTAAAGTTATTTTTGATGGATTTTCATTCGCTACTTTAACTGGCAACTTGACACAAGCTTCTCCCCAGCCTTTTGGTTTAAAAGTTTCGGCATAAGGTTCAGACCACAAATCTAAAAACTCAGCGTTTGGCTCTGAAAATATTACTGCGTTGCATAGCGCAGTTAGGGACTCCACACCCATAGCATATTTGAATTGCAATAATTCCTCATAAGGCTTAACGCATACAGTGTCGAAATCTAGATATACCCCACCATACTCCTTAAGAATCTCCATCCTTAATTTGTCAGCTCTATGCTGGGGGTGAATAATTTCCTTTTCTCCAAAATGAGTCGGCAAAGGAACCTGATGGAATTCTACTTCTTTTATCTTTTTTAACTCCTCCCACCAACGTCCATGGGGCTCATAAGAATAAAAATAATTTATTTTTTCAGGCTTATTGACCTTTAAGCATGATAAAGCTGCAATATAATAAACGAATTTAAATTCTTCATCAGGGGACATCCCCGCGATAAAGTGACAAATATTTGGTACCATAATTACAGTTAGAACACCTGTTTCTTTAATGTTTTAAAGATATCATACAGACACTGATCTCCTTTTGTTGCTTCCCTGACCTTATTGTTCATTTCGAAGCTATGTGAAGTATGGGCTATCTCTCTTTTAATAACCCAACCATCTTCAATAAAATAATCGGAATCCCAGTCAAAAACCTCTGATATATAGTCTATAGCAATCAAATGCCTTTGGCTTTCTGAGATGTTAATTTCAACTTTCTGTGTCCCCGTAATTTTCATGTACCCTTATTACACTATTTTCTGACCCTTTGTCAAGAGAATATCTTTGCTTGAATAAGAACCAATGCTGATGAGTTAACCTGCGCCCATATAAATAGTATACTTTTTTACCCCGACTCGTCTCAATAGCTGGACCAGAAATGTTATGCAATTGACCTTGCCTCCAATATTCTACACTACCATTATTATAAATAACTGCTGGCCCATGGTTCCTGTGGAGCTTTTTGCAAGAATCATCTAAATAATACTTTGTAGAGGAATAATCTAATCTAATAAACAAATCGTCATCAGATATGATCTCCTCTTCTGGTGGTCTAAGAAAATTGTCAGGAGTTTTGCTCATTACTCATCTTCACCATAAGTTAAAGGAATATCCCACCCTTTTTCAACACCCTGAGAGAACAGACCAGCTTCTGAAAGCTCCTCATAAAGCTCATCATGTTCTTCACCATCTAATTCCTCTCCAATGCCATCGCGACAATTTTCATCATAGTGATAAATACAATAATCTGCACCATCCCAAGTTTCATCACCTTGAACGACAATTCTCTTGCCATCAATTTCTGCATGATAATACCAGACAGTCCTTACGTAAGTTTCTTCTGGATCACTTAGTACCTTTAAACTTTTCATAATTAATCTTTTGTAAAGGTAAGATCCCTAATGTCAAGATCTTCTGGGTTCTTTTTTGCGCGAGCTTCAGCTTTCTTTAGCTCGTTCTCTGTAAAAAGAAAATGTCTACCATCATCAGAACTAATCTGAAAATAAACAAGGGCTGCATTGTTTTTCTTCTTATCGTTTACAACTGTATTAATATATGCGTATTTCATAGAATCAGTAGTTAGTACCCCCAACTATTTAGGGTATGTTCAAACGGATTATCTTCAATACCCTTAACCAAATCAAGCATTTTTTCAGCTATTTCTCTAATTTCTTTCTGGGCGTGTTCACTTTTCCGTAACTTAATAAAGTTTGCAAAGCTACGCATATTAAATTGTACATCAGCTTGAATACGACTATTGTAAGTCTTGAAGAAACGAGCAGATTCTTTAGCGCGTTTGCGCCCCAATCTAGACTCAAGAGCTTCTATGCATTCATGATAAAGCTTATTCCCATGAGCAGCATACAGCATCAATTCATTCTGCCACGCCTCTGGCCAATCATCAGGGACAAAAATTTTATCTTCTTTTAGCTCTTTGTACCTCGCGCTCTCAGCGTTGAGAGAAGATATTCTATGCTTAAGTAAATGAATATGAGAGGCAATATCGCAATCCACAAGAAAGTGGACACTGCCCTTTTCAAAGGGTGTCTCGTGTCCCTCGCTCCAAAGCATGTTGATGAGCTTCGGAATTCTCTTTCGCTTCTTTTCATCTAGTTTTCTACTTGTGGATGTCCATGCGGAACAGGCAATTACTTCATCTGATCCATAATGCCCCAATAATTCTACTGTATTTTTCATATTTTATCAATATTTAAACGGATTTGCCATTACAAAGGTGCTTGGCATTATCTTCCGCGCATAAATATAACCAGATTTTCTGTAAGTGTCAAGCTCCCCTTTACTTAATTTCTTAAAAGCTCTAGGATTTCTGTCTTGAGTTCCATCATTATTCTTCCTGACGCTCCAATCAGAGTATGTTGTCGCTTGTCCCATTTCAAAATCCATGCCTAGTTGCTTTGCTATTCCCCAAAAATAAAATTCATCAGCAAAAATAACTTTTTCTTTTACAAAAAACTGAGACCAGTATTCAAAAGTTTCAACAAACTGCTCCACATCCTTTCTGCGACAAACAAAAAACTGACAAACTGCATTATACTCACCAAAATCATAGCCAACAACACCCTCTTTAAAAACTTTTTGACTTTTAACTTTTGTGTGAAAACTAAAATGTTTTGCAAAAGTCGTTTTTTTATACCTTTTTTTAATCAAATCTACTGTCGTGTCTAAATCATAAAGGGGGAAATGCGAGTCACTAATCAAGGTAAAATATTCATTCTGATCATCCTCTAAAGCAGACTTCATTAACTCTATAGTAGCTTCAACTAATGAAAAATGTCCCCATGCTGTTGGCACTAAATTATCAATATAATAATCAGAAAATATACTGGGCTTCCTCTCTTTAGGATGGATATACAAACTAAAATCATCACCTCTTCCATTATCAAAAAACTTTTTCCAAATGTGATTTTGATTGAAGGAATTTAATGTCAGATTTAAGAAAGCTACTTTTTCCATTTATTTAATATTTCTAGTGTATTATAATAAAGAACAATGCCTTTACCAACTCCAAATAAAGAAGAAAGTAAGAACGACTTTGTAGGTCGTTGTGTCTCTGAATTGTCAGACAAGGAAGAATTCAAGGATAATAAGCAACGTGTTGCTGTTTGTTATACTCAATATGATGAATCCATGGAATCAAAAGCTGAAGACCAAGAAGGTCGCATGGTAAAAAGTTCATTATATTCAATCGCAACAAAGGCTCAAGAATTACACGATATGTTGGCAGACGATCAAGATGTCGAAGCTTGGGTGCAAGATAAAATTTCTGTATCAGACCACAGCATTGCTGCTGCTCTGGATTATTATAAACATGAAAAAGCTATGTCAAAAATGGACAACCCCCTAGAAACGAAGGCCAGCATCAACGATGCTGGAGAAATGGAAGTCACTATTGCTAAGAAATATTCTGAAGCAGAAGCTGGAGTCTACAAATCATACATGAGCATGTGTGCATCTGACGACAAGATGTTTACAGATACTGCAAGTATGGATGACAAACAAACTTATGCTGCTTGCGCTGTTTCTTATGACAAAATGAGAGCGATGATGATGGATGATAGTAAAGGAGAATTAACAGAGAAGCAGAAAAAACTTCCTCCTGCACTCCAAAAGAAGATCATCGAAAAGATGAAAAAAGAAGGGAAGTATAAAGAAGAAGGTAAATAATCTTGATTTTTTATATGAAAATCTTTAAAATCTTTTAGTGAAAACGATAGTTAAGAAAAAATTAGAAATCGAAACTAAGAGACATGATTTCGATAACGAGTTTGCTTATATCGAAACATGGCACAATACACAATTAAAAGATTGTTATTTCGCGGAAAAGCAATACCTCTGGCCTGATGGCACCCTGAAGGTTGGAGGTAAAAAATATTTTTTAGGAAGGTCTGCCGAATTTCCAGAAAAAGAAATTAAATGCATTAATTATAATTCTTTTAATCATTTTGATCATCTATATTTCTTCGGAGAAAATGGAGATGTAATAAATATTCTTTGCTGTAATGAGTAGTACTGGCACATTCCATCTTGTAGGAAACCCTCCTGATACTGCATCTTTTTCATGGATGACACAGCCATTCATGCCAGAAGTAAGGCTAACTGGAATTAGTGAAGAAGGAAATAGGCAGTTTGAAGTCACATTTAATCAAGGATATATCTTTGATTACGGAGCAGGCGGGTACAGATTTCCCGTAACAGGATTGAACCACAGTGTAGGAGAAGAAAAAGAGAACTTTAAATTAAAAATTTCTTTCGACCATGAAGATGGAGCTGTTTTAGAAGCTGGGATCGAAAAAGGTCAAGGTGGGTTTTCAACTTTCCAAAACTTTACTGCACAAAGCGAAATAGACGGAGATGACATGCCAGTACAAGATCCAGCTAACGTTGAGTTGGATTTAGCTATTTTGGAGGCAGGAAATATCGAAGAACTTTATATTCGTGAAAATATTCATTTTAGAGCTAGAGGTCACATCCAAAAATTTGATGAATTTTACACAGAGGATGAACCTCCTGAAGAAGGAGAGGGTCATGGAGTTATGGACCCAAGATTTTCAGCTGGAGTAAACGGAAAGATTCAATATAGGGCATTGTGTGCTGATCCAAGATCAGGGAACATACTAGAAATAAGTACTTCAGGAAATAATATTATGTTTTATGCTACCACAGGAGATTCAGGTAGTTAAAAATACAATTCGTCAAAGAACCTATTTCCATTATAAGCCTTATCATCAATCCAAAAATCATATGATGGCTTATTCATTCTTAGTTCTGTATATTTGACTCCCCAGTCCTCAAGCTGCTTCTTTGTAAGTTCGGACCAATCTTTTCCAGAGTTGCCTCCTCTAGCGGTCCAATAGATAATCTCATTGCCCCTGTTATACAAATCATTAAAGTATTGTATACGAGAACTCATTGGGCGAGCTAACTCATATCTGCCCCGACTATCCGTGCAAATAGTCCCGTCGATGTCTACAATAAAAGTCTTCATATTTTTTTTATTTTTTCTATAATTTTAGTGGCGCTTATATCTTCAGCGAAAGGAATAAATCTTACTTCTGTTTGACCACAAGCTAATCTCTCTACAGGATCTAAAGTTGTAATACTGTAATCCCCACCCTTGTACCAACGCCAAGGTTTAAAGTGTTTGAGATAACTCTCTACAGTCTTCTCATTGAATATAAACACATAGTCAACACTCTCTTGGCAAGCTACAAGAAAGGCTCTCTGTTCTTGACTAATAATAGGTCTATCTGGGCCTTTATTTTTTTTGACACTCTTATCTCCATTTACCCCAACAACTAACACAAAATCATCAGTAAGTTCTTGTTTTATAGATTGAAGTAAATGAGCATGACCCGCATGGAATAAATCAAAACAACCATTGGTAAAAACCACCCTTTTACCCTGTATTTGGGACTGATAAATAATTGTTTTTGAGCTAACTATTTTTGGATGATTCATATTGTAGCTGTACCAGATTTCCCTACAACGATACTACAGCAAAACTGAGCATAATCAATAGCTAAATCTAAATCTAAATTAAATAAATAATGAGTCGCAAAAGCGGCAAGAAAAGTATCTCCAGCACCACTCACATCTCTTACTTGAGCAGCAGAATTTAAAGGATATTTGTTCCCCTTGAATCTACAACCTTTAGCCCCCAAAGTTACAATAAGATTCTGCATACCCATACCCTTAAAGCCATTCTCACTGTATTCTTTTTCGTTGATTTTTATAAAGTCAAATGAATCAGCCCACTTTACGTTGTATTTCTTTTTAGTATCTAAGAAAGACATTTGAGCATTATCTGCAATATATTTTAAATCTCTGTTTGTTAAGTAGCCTTTATTATAATCAGAAACAATCACTGCATCATAACTCCATATTTTTGCCTCATGCAATTTTAATTTGTTGAGCTCTTTGTAAGAATCAGAGTCAACACGTAAAAACATTTGATTAGAAGAGGAGTCTATATATCTAATCTTAGAGCCTTCCTTATCGTTTGTTAAAATATCTACTAGTCCTGCTTCATTTAAGTCGTTGACGCATTCTATGACGTTCCTATGGACATTAGAGGCCATGCCAGAGCACTCAATCAACTTAGATCCTCTGAAAACTGGTACAGGAGCTTCTGGGCAAAGCCTATCAGCAGAACCATAGACAAAAACATCCAAACAACTCTCTCCTATAATAAGAATTTTTTTCATTTCTGAGAGCTCCCCTTTTGAACTCTATAAGAATCATCTTCAAAATGTTGAGTGCTAACTTCAAAAACAGAAGATTCTTCTAAAGCTATAAGCTTATGGGGGACACAAGGCTTCAAGTGGACTGTATCTCCTACAATTAAAGTCCTTTGCTTTTCTTCTGCGTTGGTCAAATCATAGTATTTCAAGAGGAGCTTCCCCTTTGTGACGGCCCAAGTCTCTTCTTTTTTTATGTGGTAGTGCATGGAGAACTCTGCGCCTTTAAAAAAATTTAAAATTTTACCGCAATACTTCTCATTATTTGCGATCCAAATTTCCTCTCCCCATCCTTTAGGATATTTTTGTACTGTATCAATGATAGGCTCTAAGCTCATTACTTAATTTTAAGTAAGTGCTTGAGAAATTCAAGACCAAATAACAAAAAAAACCGTCCCGTAGGACGGTTTTTAAATATTTAAAAAGGATTTATTTTGACTCTTCTTTACTTTCCTCTTTTGAATCGGCTTTATTAGAAATCGCCGCATAACAAAAAAAAGAAGTAATGATAGACAAAATAATGACTCTCATGGCCTGATTCTATTGATTAAGATAGACGGTTTGTCTTACTTATCTCCTTTTTCCTTAGCTTTTCCAATATTCACACTGAGAAAGTCAATGACTTTGTAGACTTTAGCAAGAATAGATCCCTCTTTGGGGGTTGGAGTAGAAGCTGCGAATGTGCTAGCAGCAGCAATAACAGCAGTAGCCCAGTTAAACCAGACCTGACCTTCGACAAATTGAGTAAGTGCTTCCATAATAATAAATGTATTTGCAAGCTATATTACACAAACCCCCCTTTTTGGGGAAATTTAACGTCCTTGACCGTTGTAAGGTTTTTTGTAGTTTTTGGAGCTTTTTATTTTAGAGGTCTTGCTTTTAGCATGAACGCCTCTACGCCTGATCTTCTTTTTTGCCTCGTAAGTATTTGTTTTTTTCATCTAATTGTCTTCTGAGATATAGTTTTTTGACAAGAAACATGGAGTAGTATCTCCCATCCATGCTCCCGCCTGATTGAAATAGAAAAAATCTACAGCCTCA